ATTTCTTCTATTGTATCTCCATCTTGGCCTCCTGAAGCTGCTTCGGGGTTGTTAGTTGCTACAGAATTAAATATATATTGTGCTAGGTTAGGATCTAATCCACCTTTTATAAATTTTATATTTGTAGTATTAACATTTGTAATAGTATTTGATAATACATTAGATTTAACCCCACCACCAGTGTAATATCTTACTGTTAAGGTAGTATTTGATGGAGAAATACCATATGTGTTTGTAAAAACAAAATTTGTAGGACTATAAGCCGTTGTTAATTTATTTTGTTCAAAAGGTAAACCTAAACCTACATTCATTGAATTTGGAATAATTTCTTCTGTTGTGCTATTTGGGTTACCAACCCCAAATTGAAGTTGAAGTGTATTACTACTTAAAAACCTAGTTGCAAATCTAGTTTCTACTGATTTAGTTTGTAATAAATAAGGTGTATCTGTATCTAAATAAGTATTTGGATCGTTTATATTTGTGTTTCTAATACTATCAAAAACTAATTCTTGCCCTAAATAATCAACTTCATACCATTTATTTCCATCAGAATCTATTACATCAACTATACCTGCTATATTAGGTTCGTTGATTTCAAGTGTAATGAAATCTTGTGGGGATCCTATGGAAAATTGAGTTTGATTAATTTTAGCTGAAAATACTTTTCTTGATTTTTTTAACAGGTAAAAAGTAGGATTACCTCCTGATATTTGACCAATTGAAACCGTAGTTGGGTCTAATGAACTGGAGGAAGTAAAATCAATTGGGTTATCTAATGTAAAAGTTACGGGTGTTGCTGAATTTGTTTTTATCGATGTATTAGCATCTACATATAAAGCATAGTCATAATCAGGAACAGATTCATTGTTAACTAATTTAGCTGGAACTTGTTGGTATACATCTATAATAGTATTTGATAAACCTGTAACCCTAGGTTTATAACCATACATATAGGCCATATCAAATATATTACTCTGTTGTCTAGCATATTGTAAAAAGTTTTCTTGAATTTGGTTATCTAAATAAAAAGATAACACATCCCCTACATATGCTGCTTGCTCTATAAACATCATCCCTGGAGATGTATTTGTAAAATCTGTGTAAGTCTTTGGGAAGTATGTTTGGCTATAATTAATTAGCTGGGATCTATACTCTAAAAAATCCTTATTTATATATTTTATGTCTTTTCTTACAGCCATTAGTTAAAATTTAAATTTAAAGTATCTTCAATAGCAGTATTTATAACATTATAGTATATTTGCACTGTTACTTCGTTATTATCTGAGTTGTTTAAAACATTTAATTCTTGAACATTCACAAGAGGAAATTCGGTCGCTATTTTTTGTTGTACGTCTTCTCTTAAAAAATCTAAATTATCCGAATTTATTTGAGTAAATATAAATTTTCTTAAACCACCACCAAAAGTAGGATTACCTGGTCTTTCTCCTGGGTTTGTTAGAAAATAATTAATTAAGTTATTTTTTATTGCCTGAGCAGTTTGATAATTAGGAGTGAACACACCACCTTCATTGAATGGGATGTTTACTCCAATACCAACTGAGGGTCTTAAATCATTAACAAATTGATTGGGTGCTCTAAATGCCATATTATACTTTTCCTTTCATTATGTTATTAATCATATCCATAGATACCTCACCTTGAGGTAATTGACCATTTGGAGATGTAGTATCCATACTACCCATTTGTAATGGTCTACTATTAGTATTTGCACTTATAGTACCATTTGCCCCAGGTCTCATACCATCTAAAACACTCATCATGTTTTCTCTTAGTTTTAGTTTATCCGTTTCAGGAAGTGAAGTTTGCATTACTGGATTCAGGGGACTAGGTGTTCCTGGATCTGTTGATGGGTTTGCTGTTATTCTTTCGACAACGGTTTGTTTAGGAGCACGTACAGCTTCCATAAGGATGTCTTTCATCTCTTCTTGTATAGCCTCTTTCACTGCTTCTTTTACGATTGTTTTTAATTGATTTAGTTTCATATGTTTATAAATATTGAATTAATCTGCTTTTAAATTGTTTTGTATTATATAAAATGCTAGTTCGTCTAGTAATATTTGATCTTCAGCACTAAATGAAGGTTCTCCTTGTAATATTATAATTCCTCCTGAATTTTTAGCTATTGCTTTTCTTTTGTATTGGTCACCTACTTTAGATTTATCTTCTTGTACCACAGATAATTCAAAACCATTTACATTAGTTAATATGGAATTACCTTGTTCTTGTGAGTTAGCTTGTATTGCTAAAAGCTCAGCATTTATTTGTTCCATAGGTATATCACTCCCACAATTTTCTATTAGTTCATCAACACGTTTTAAGTATCTTAATATTATTATTAGGGATATAACTAAAAATATAAGGGATATAAGTAATGCCTTTTTTAAATCTTCGGATATATCAACTAAATCTTTAAGTAACTCTTTAACATCTTCTAATTTTGCTATCAAAGAATAAGGCACACCTACACCTGGAGGTGAGGCTACGGGAAAGGATAAAGCACTAATAGAACTTTTTACACCTTTGAATTGAATTGATAAATAAAGAAATAAAGCCGCAATTGCTGTATTAGCTGCTATTACTACCCACATTTGGTTTATTTGTTTAACTATAGAGTTTCTTCTTTTTATAAGTTCTCTTAAAAGCTCATTATTAGGACATACTGCCGTTTCTTGTTCTTCTTTTTCTAATTTGGTAATACCAAACACAACCATTAAAGATATAGCTAAAGGAAATAATTTGTTTTGGGCTACCGCGGCAAACGATAATATCTGGGCTTTTATGGTAATTATAGCTATTTGGACTGCTCCTAAGCCTATAAGGGCGGCAGTTTCAGCTAGCTTATTCATTTCATCTTTTACTTGATCTGCCCTTCTATCAGCTTCTTTATCTATATCAATTAATTTCTTTATAGGTAAAATTTGTGGTACTTCTCCCTCAAGGGTTATTAAAGATTGTTTATCTGGGGCGTATTGGTCTTTTTTATAAAGAACTGTTGGTTCTAATATAGATAATTCAGGTAAAGCTTCAATTGATACGGTTCCAAACCTAATCTCATATTCCCCATTTACATCAGTTTTTATTTCTTTATCCCCATTTTTATCATATACATATTCTTTATATTCTTCCTCTTTTTTTATTTGTTTAGGTTTACCAGTTATTCTATTTATTTTACCACTGGGGTCGTCAACTTTAATTTTTCTGGTTTTAGTTACTAATTTCATTGGAAATAAAGCAAGTAAAGGTAATACTTCAACTCCTTGAATAGGTTCACTTGTTTGTGCACTATATAATCTTCCTTTAGTAGAAAAAGTAGTAATAACAGGTTTGTATTTTTCAAGTTGTTCTTTAGTTGCTTTAAAATCATCAACATTGTCTTTTATACCTTCAGCTTTTGCTATTATTTCCTGACCTTTAGGGGTATTTAAAAATGATTTACCTAAATTTAATAATGTTTTTTCATCTATCATATTAGGTAGTTTTTACTTTTTTAGATTTATAATCACCTGCTTGTGCCCTGTTAGATATATTATCTAATACACCCCCAGATTGACTAAGAATATTGGCTAAAGATGAAGCAATAGGAAGAGAACCTTCTTTACCTAAAGCACTACATAAAGTCTTTAAGTTATCTATTAATGCTGTAAAATCATTTATAAAGGTATCACCTAAAATTACGGATTCAGATGCATTTTGTTTACCTAGAGATACTACACCTTTATCAGATATAATATTTACATTTTTAGTTTGAGATTGTATACCCAAATCTTCAATTGATGTTAATACAATAGACTTTTGTGAAGAAAATAATATACTATCCGTATGAGTATTAAATAGTAATCTACCTGAATTTAATATTACTTGAGGGCCATTATAAGATTTAGGAGATTTTGGTACAGGGGAAATTATGTTAGAATAAGGTATAGTTGAACCTTCACCTTCACGTGTTGTAGCAACAGCTATATCAAATGGGATGTTTTGAGTAGAAGTTAAATATATAGACGTAGGGTCATTATTTATATCTTCCGTTATAGGTAAATATCCCTCTGATGAGCTACTTACAGGTTGACCATTTTTTATAATAGTAATTGGGTCTCCGTTTTTAGTATTATTACCAGCAGACCAATTATTTGTGATAGTACCCCCAGCTTTAGAAGTATTACCCAATCTAATACTATTACCAAATCTACCTTCAAGTATATTATCTCCGGCAAAGGGTAAAATAGGGTGAATATCTCCTTTTTCTTCAAAAGTACCACCACTATTACCATTTAAATTTATACTTTGTTTTTGTGTGGTAGGTCTACTTACATTTCCTGTTTCTATTGAAGTATAAGATTTATTTAAAGAGGGAGAAACATTATTATCAGTATTTAAACTTGTAGGTACAGCATTCATATGTTGGCTATTCCATAATGAAGTAATACTTACATAAAAATTCTTTAATTTAACCCCTATATCTGGGTTTTGGTTTGATGGTCCTCGTACAATAAGTACATATTCGTTAACTAAAGGATAAGTTTTTAAATTAGGAAATAAAGGGGTTGCTAATTGAATAGTAGTACCATCCAAACTTGTATTACCTGCAGTTTTAGCCTCAGTAAAGTTAATTGTTCCAATTCCTGACCACTTACCTGTTTGGTTGAATAAATCAGAATTAGAATTAAGATTAATATCTACAACTCTTGCAATTATAAATTTTCCAATTTGTGAAGCCTCACTATCAACATCACTTATACTTGAGTTAGTATTAGGTGATGATTGAAATAATCTAGAGATTCCAGTTTTATTTACTGCCATCTTTTTTTTCTTCGTAATTCTTATTAAGAGTTTCTAACTCTTTCATTAATTGTTCCTTTTCGGCATCTGTAATACCAGTAGGATCGTCGCTGATTGAATTATTTAAAACACGTTGTATGATTGTAGCCATTTTTATTAGCTGTTCGTCATTTCGAACACCTATTTCCATATATTCTTTGATAAGAGGAACAATTAAAGTGGCATCACCAATATCGTTAATTAATGGTTTTAATTCTGATATTAATCCTCCTATTTGTTGTTGTTTTGTTTTTTGGTTATCGTATATCTCACTTAATATATCTGAGAATTTTTTACTACCAAATACTACACTATCTAATGCGCCCATGATGTTATTTTATTATAAATATGGATATAAGAAGGAATTAGAATTTAGCGTAACCGTTCTCTAAATAAAATATATATTGTTGTTTAAAGATATCATGGAGTTTATCTGCAATCTTTGTTATTTTAGGAGTTTTTACATCTATAATTTCACGAATGTATATATAAAGTGCTTTTTTGTTAAAAACCTCTATAGTTTCTCGTTTACGAAATAATTCTAAAATTGCATCTGCTATTTGGGCATCATTCTTTTTAGGAAATAACTCAAATATATTTGATGTAACATGATTAACAAATATGTCAATGTATTTATCTAAATCAGTTTTAATAATTTCATCCCCCATTTTATATGTGTGGGTTGAATGTTCTCCTGTTAATACATCAACTGGTACTTTTTTTATTTTTTTGCTATAGTTTTTAGTATTATATAAGATTAACCAACGTTTTACAATGGTTCCAAAATACGAGTATGCTTTAGCCCCTCTTGTTGGGTCAAATAAATGGATTTTAGATAATAAGAAAACAATTATCTCATGTTGGAGATGTTCTAAATTTTCTACTTCTGTATGGTAAAATTTAAATGTGTGGATAATGTTTTGAGTAAGTTTAAAGAAAGCATAATGAATTTCTTTATCATAAATTTTACTTCTTATTTCAGAACATTCAGTATTATTATATAATACAATAGCATCTTCTGTATCTTGAGTGAAATAGTTCTTACTCTTAGGTCTACGTTTTTTCTTTATTGGGGCCATAAATGTTATTGGACTTTAAATCTTGATAAATTGGTTTGTATTACCTTTATTTGATCAAAAATCCAACCTATTTCATCATCAGCCTTAAATATACCTTTAGAATCTACGTCTTGTAAACGTTTATCTGATATTTCTAGTTGTTTTGAAAATTCTGCTATATAACTATTCTGGTTGATAATTATTTCTAGCATTTTCTCATTTTTCTTTAATAGGTTGATGGTCGTATATCCTAAGATAACGACCAAAATCCCTAAAACAATAAGTACTATATTTAATATCATAAGTTATCTAACATGTTTTTTAATCCTACACTAGATACTTTATTAAGTGCCTTTTGTTTAGAATTACCTTTTTGATTTGACGCCAATGTATAATTCTTCTTTGACGTAGCCACGCTATTCTTAGAAAACTTTGGTAACCACTCAATTTCAAATTCAATACGCGCCGCCATCATGTCAGCCTGATGTAAAATAAATGGAAGTGATGTGCGAGGTTTTTGTTCTGGCATAAATGCTTTTAAATATTTCTCATTTGCTGAGTCATATAAACCATCATGGGTCTGGATA